GGTTCACCTTGGTCAAACAGACAGTTATCATTCCTTTCCTAGATGGCTATTCATCAACGAGGATAATCAATGCAACTCAAGGGTATCGTAAAGAAGGGCTGGGGAGCGGAGCTAATCTGGGCTACCAATGATAAGTACTGCGGGAAGCTAATGACTTTCCGCAAAGGTGCAAAGTTCTCCATGCACTTTCACGCTGAAAAAGATGAGACTTGGCTAGTCCAAAGCGGTCTATTTAAGGTCATCTACATAGACACCAAAGATGCCAGCCGCCATGAGAAGATCCTTAATGTTGGGGATACGTGGCATAACCCACCATTACTTCCTCACCAGCTAGTCTGCCTAGCAGCAGGTGTGATCTTGGAAGTCTCAACTGCTGATTCCGTGGAAGACAACTATCGTGTGGAGCCGGGGGACAGTCAATGCGTATCTTAGTCATTGGTGATGCTTGCATAGACGAATACAGATATGGGGAAATCCGGAGAGTAAATCCAGAATCCACTGCGCCGTTGTTGAACTTTGAGGATAGCGAAGAGAAGCTGGGCATGGCGTTTAACGTAGCCCAGAACCTCAAGGCATTTGGGGCTAATGTCACCCTATCTGTCAGTGAAGAACTATCCCGCAAAATCAGGTACATAGACCGCAGGACAGGGGAGCACCTTCTTAGGGTAGACCATGACGTACAGGCCAAGCCTTATTTGGTTGGTACTAAGTACATGTTTGATGCCATAGTTATTTCTGACTATGACAAAGGTTTTGTAACCAATGAGGTTATCTGGAAGCTCCGTCAGAAGTTTCAAGGGCCAATCTACATGGATACCAAGAAGAAGAACTTGGCTAACTTCCCCGGCGTTTACATCAAGATTAACCAGCGGGAACTGTATGAATCTACGTCTATCCCTGATCCAGAACATCTAATCGTTACCTATGGGGCCAAGGGATGCGGATATAAAGAAACACTCTACCCGGCTAAGGTGATAGAAGTTGTGGATGTATGCGGGGCAGGCGATGTATTTCTAGCGGCTATGGTGTACAAGCACATACAGACTGGGGACATGGATATAGCTTTACCATTTGCCAATGAGAAAGCGGCAATATCTTGCCAGAGCATAGGGGCTGTATGCGTATCTTGATTACTGGATATAAAGGCTTCATTGGCCAGAACATGGTAAAAGCCATGTCAGACCACGACCTAGACCTGTGTGAATGGGGTGATGAGTATTCCCTCTATGGAATAGATAGAGTCATACATCTGGGTGCTATCTCAGATACACGATGTCAAGATTGGGTAGCTCTGCGTAAACAAAATGTAGGGTATACCATTACTTTAATGGAGAGGTGTCAGAAGTATGGGATACCTATTCAGATAGCTTCTTCCGCTTCAGTCTATGGGCCAAACAATACGACGTTTAAAGAGACTGACCCAGTAGCTCCTGCTAATCTATACGCAGAATCTAAAGCTCTTATAGAAGAGTACTTTCATACTATGCAACCTGTTGCGCCCATCCAGATATTCAGATACTTCAACGTCTACGGCCCACATGAAGACCATAAGGGCGATCAGGCTTCTCCGTTTCATAAGTTCCGCGAGCAGGCAAAGACTGGGACAATTAAAATATTTGAAGGTTCAGAAAACTTTAAACGTGACTTTATTCATGTAGATGAGGTCATCAAAGTTCACAGAAAACTTTTAATTTTTCTAGGTTCTGGAATTTGGAACGTAGGAACTGGAAAAACAATGTCATTTTTAGACGTTGCTCGCTTGGCAGCAGATGAATTTTCAGCGAAAATAGAGACTATTCCAATGCCTATATTGGGTGGTTATCAAATGTATACGTGTGCTGACATGACCAAATTGAATGGGATATTAAAGTGAGAGACTGGGCCGAGGCAATTATTGCAGCGGCCTGTATAGTCGCCTTTGTAATCTTTGGAACCTACATGATTGCATGGAGTTGGGGTTTATATGGAACTTGAGTATTACACCAAGATTATTGGTGCGGTAACTGCCTCAACTGCCATGATCGGTGGCGGTTATACGCTTGCCGACAAGTTTGGTGTATTCCATAAGGACATTCTCAAATGGTCACCAGAGCACTTTCAAATATCCGATGCACCTGCAAATGGCGAATTCAAGGTTGTAGTGGCTCGTCAGAAACTTAGAGATAACTGTGAAGTTACGTCATTTAAGATAGAGGTGCGGGATTCTGAATTGGTTGTACACCCAGCCAAACCTAGCATTGCAACGTTTTCAGGCCCAGCCAGCGACACAGTAGATAAGTTTGGATACAAGTTTAAACTTGACACTACTTCACAAGTGACACCCGGCGTTGCTACGTTAATGGCTCACATTAAATACAAGTGCCCCGAAGGTGAAGTAATTGTCAATTACCCTGCACATAAAAACTTAATGTTTACAATAAAGGAATCCAATGTTTGATGTATTAAGTGGTGGTATTTTGGGTTCAGTATTTGGTGGCTTGTTCCGTATGGCCCCCGAGGTGCTGAAGTTCTTTGACAAGAAGAACGAGCGCCAGCATGAACTGTTGATGTTTACACGCCAATGTGAACTAGAGACATTACGTGGTCAGCAGAAGTTGGCTGAGATTGGCGCACAGCGGGAAGCCGCTATTGACGTAGGCGTAATGGATGCGTTTCAGTCTGCCATAGAGCAGCAAGCCACAATGGTCAAAGCCGCTGGTGGTTGGGCGGCTAGTCTATCCGCTTCTGTCAGGCCAGTCGTAACTTACTGGGTTCTGTTTGTGTGGTCATTCATCCACGTATGGTTTGCATGGAACGCATGGATTACTGGCGCTCCTCCTGTAGAAGTGTTCAAGATAATGATGTCACCTGACTTCTCAGCTTTGCTGGCTGGGACAATTAACTTCTGGTTCCTTGATCGTACTTTAGCCAAGCGCGGGTTATGAACCTAGAACTAGCCGCAGAGATGTGCAAACGGTTTGAGGGCTTTCGCTCCAAGCCGTATCTTTGCCCCGCCAATGTAGCCACGATTGGCTACGGTTCTACCTACTACGCAGATAAGCGCAAGGTAACTTTAGAAGACGCACCAATGAGTCAGGAAGAAGCTCACGCGCTTTTAATGATTGAGCTTGAGCATACGTACCTACCCGGTGTTCTGCGTAACTGTCCCGGCTTAATTCTGGACGAACGCAGGTGCAACGCCATCGTGGACTTTGCCTACAATTTGGGCACAGGACGCTTGCAAACATCTACGTTAAAGAGGAAAATCAATGCCAATGATTGGGAAGGAGCAAAAGAACAACTTATGCTCTGGACTAAGGGTGGCGGTCGAGTACTGCCGGGACTATTAAAACGCCGCACGGCTGAGTGCGCTTTGTTGGATTGACCAATGGCACTAAAAAAACTTGTACTAAAACCGGGAGTGAACCGGGAAAACACCCGTTACGCTAACGAAGGTGGTTGGTATGAGTCCGACAAAGTGCGGTTCCGCCAAGGTACACCTGAGAAAATTGGTGGCTGGGCACGTATATCTACAGCTACGTTTCAAGGTCTGTGCCGTTCTCTATGGAATTGGATCACGCTAGATAACTTAAACCTGATTGGTGTAGGCACTAACTTAAAGTTTTATCTTGAACTGGGTGGTGAGTACAACGATATTACGCCTATTCGGGCGGCGGCTATCCTTAATAACCCGTTTGCCACAACTAATCTGCTTACTTTAGTTACAGTTACAGACACAGCCCACGGTGCAATCACGGGTGACTTTGTAACGTTTAGTAACGTAGCTCCTGTAGGTGGCCTTGATTTAAACGGTGAGTATTCTATTACTTACGTTGACGCTGATACCTACACAATCGTATCTACTACTGCGGCTACTTCTACTGTAGCGGCTGGTGGTGGCTCAACTGTTAAAGCTGTCTATCAAATTAACGTAGGCGATCCATACGAGATCCCACTAGCTGGTTGGGGTGCGGGTACATGGGGTGCAGGAACTTGGGGCTTTGGCGGTACGTCTACCTCGGCCTTGCGTCTGTGGAGTCAGAACAACTTTGGTGAAGATTTGGTTTATGGTTTCCGTGGTGGCCCAATCTATTACTGGGATGCTGGTTATGGCGTAAACCCTGCTTTAGCTTCAATTACCATAGCCTCTCCTGCGGTGGTTACTGCCGCTTATAGTTTGCCTAATGGCTCTCCAGTCATCTTTACAAACAGTGGTTATCCTGCTGCGCTACCTACAGGGCTGTCTCCCGGAACAATCTACTATGTTATTAACGCTAGTGGTAATACGTTTAACTTAGCGGCTACTGTTGGCGGCGCGGCTATTACCACTACAGGTACTCAGTCTGGCGATCACTACATCATGCCGAATGGTGTAAACATCGTTAGTCTGTCAGGCGCATCGGACTGTCCAATTATCCAGAACTTTGTCTTTGTATCTGACATTAGCCGGTTTGTGTTTGCGTTTGGCTGCAATGACTACGGCTCTACCACACAGAATCCTATGTTGATTCGCTGGTCGGATCAGGAGTCTGTGGTTAACTGGACACCATCTGCTACTAATCAGGCGGGTAGTGTTACGTTGTCTCACGGCTCTAGCATCGTAACTGCCATTCAAACCCGTCAAGAGATCTTGGTGTGGACTGACTCAGCCATCTATTCTCTCCAATACATTGGCCCGCCAGTGGTTTGGTCTAGCCAGTTGATGGGGGATAACATCTCTATCCTTGGTCAAAACGCAGCGGCTCAGGCTTCTGGCGTTGTGTACTGGATGGGCGTAGATAAGTTCTATCTGTACGATGGACGCTTACAAACACTGCCATGCGATCTCCGAAGATACGTATACCAAGACATTAACCTCCAGCAAAACCAGCAAGTGTTTGCTAGTACAAACGAGGGTTTTAATGAGATCTGGTGGTTCTACTGCGCGGCGGGTAGCTTGATTGCCAACCGTTATGTGGTGTACAACTACCTTGAAAAAATCTGGTACTACGGCACTATGGAGCGGACAGCTTGGCTTGATTCTGGCTTAAGAGACTTCCCTATTGCCGCTACGTACAACTACAACTTGGTCGATCAAGAGTTTGGTTTAGACAATAATGAGACAGGTACGCCAGCAGGTATTGAGGCTTACATTTCATCTTCTGAGTTTGACATTGATGATGGCGACAGATTTGGTTTTGTCTGGAGAATGTTGCCTGACTTGACATTCTCAGGGTCAGATGCTTCACCAACTCCGCAAGTTACGTACACTTTGTATCCCATGCAGAACTCAGGTTCTGGTACGGGCACGGCAGTAAACAAAGATGTAGACAAGTTAACCGGCGCTGAGTACACAGTGACGGAAGGTTTTACGGGGCAGATCAATACCCGTGTGCGGGGCAGACAGTTAATTTTGAAGGTTAGCTCGGACAACCTTGGAACAACATGGCAGTTGGGTGCTACCCGTATTGACATCAGACCGGACGGCAGACGATGACCTATATCATTACGTCTGAGTTTGAGCTTAACAAGGTAGCCGCACCTAACTTGCCTTTACCTCCGTTAGAGTACGACCGTGTGTATTTTGACCAGATGCTCAACATCCTGCGTCTGTACTTCAACAGGATTGATGCGTTAACTACTCAGTTGATGACATCCGGCTCAATTGATCCTAGTTTAATTAACAACCCTAATGGGCTGTTCTTCAGCACAGTAGACCAGACGCTGGCGGCTGTAGACACGGGCTACCCCATTACGTTTAACCAGACATACCTAAACAACAACGTAGCTTTGCAGACTGCCAGCACTTCTAAAATTGAGGTGGCTGTAGGAGGTGTGTACAACTTCCAATTGTCGGCTCAGTTAAAGAGTACCAACGCTTCAGCTAAAGATGTGCAGATCTGGATTAAACGCAACAACGTTACGATTGGTTACTCTGCTCATAAATATACAGTTGAAGGTTCAGACAACCACATGAACGTTTCTTGGAACTTCAACATTGATTTGGCGGCTAATGAGTACATTGAGATGCAGTGGGCCGCAGACAATACGAATGTAACGCTAGAGTCTATTGCGGCCTCTGCCCCGTATCCAGCCGCAGCCTCTGTAGTGATGGTAGTTAACTTTATTGCTAAGTTACCTGACCCACGCCCAACGCCCCCTTAAGGTTTAAACATGGCAGCACCAACAGTATTAAGCGATGAAGAACTGTACCAACAGACGGGAAGTTGGGAAGCTGCTGCTGCACGGCGCGATGAGCAAAACAATGCGTTAAACCAATATAACTGGAGTCAACAAGCAGCTTCTACTCCTGCTAACACAGGAATTGCATCTCTTGTAAACAATACGCAAGCTGCAAGCCTACCTAGTTACGAAGCCGCGTATAACGCTTTTGGCGGAAAAGATGCTACTAATGCCCTGCTTACAACATTAAGGGATATGGGTTTATCTGAAGATGCAATTAATTCTACTTTATCTCCTTACTTCCAAACATTAACAACAATTACATCTCCAGTTGTAAGCCCTACTTTTATTGATACAACAGTATTTCCTACTCCGGTAATTACCTCACCTACTCCGGTAGTTACAGTTACTTTACCAACTCCAACAGTTACTGAAGTTGCTACAACTGTTACAACTCCGACTACAGACACTGTTACGACTGGCGCAATTGACCAGTCAGTTATTAATCAAATTAATACTGCATGGGGTAAAGGTGATTATGCGGCAACACGAGACATCCTTTCGACAGCAGGTTTAACTCCTGCACAAATCAAAGCCTACTATGGTTTAGATGATGCAACAATGGACTTTGTAATGAGTACGGGTGTATATGCACCTAAAGTTACACCAGTTGTTACCCCCGTTGTTACGCCTGTAGTTACGCCAGTTGTTACTACTGTAGTCTCAGTAAGCCCTACTGATTTAGTTTCTGTTACGCCAACAGTTTTGACTAGCCCTGCGGTTTTAACTAGCCCTGCGGTTTTAACTAGCCCAACAGTGGTATCTATTGACACTCTTGCAGTGACGGGAAGTGATGGAACTTTACTTAATATTCCCGGTTATGGTGAACTAAGTACTTCTACCCTTAATACTTGGGAACCTTGGCGTTTACAGATGCTGGGTATTACTAAGAATGCTGACGGTACTTTTGCTTATGGCGGCGGCCCAGCTTGGGAAACTACTATAGGAACAACCAATAGAAATTTATATGACCAGATAAATAACATCTCTAATCTTCAAGGGATGAATGGTCTGTTTACAGGTGGTGCATTAGAAAGAGATGATGGTGGTCTAGGGTCTAAAGAAGCTGTTCTATGGGACTTTGCTAATAAGTTGTCTTCTGAAGGTATTACCAGTCTTGCCGATATTGGTAGGCGTATGGTTACAAGAACCAGAGAAACTGAACAAGGCACAGAAGAATATCAAGAAGAAGAGATCTATAACAAGTTAACTGGTAAAGCCATTAACATTCAAGGTACTTCATTAGGTAATAACAAAACTGATTACGGTTTTACTTTTACCAATACTGGTTTAGCTATACCTACAACCAAAGAAGTAAAAGTTGGCTGGGCTGACTTTAAAGAAAACACTCTTCCTTTAATTCTCACTGCGGTATCTGTAGCTTTACCAGTCACGGCTCCTTACATTCAAGCATACAACGCTGCTAAGGCTGCACAGAATGGACAGTGGGCTGCTGCGGCTTTTAGCGCATTGGCTTCGGCTTCTGGATTCTCAGCCCAGACTACCGCACAAATTGACGCACTTACAAAAGCAGGTGATCTTGCTGGGGCGGAACAGCTTTATAACGATAGCTGGTTAGCTCAAAATGCTGGTACTTTAAAGACAGCTAAAGATGCTGCTTCGTTTGTTAATGCAATTGACCAGAAAAACGTAGCAGGCGTTATCAATGCAGGTATGAACCTAGCAGGTACAACACTACCACCAGAAGTTCGTACTGCTGTTAACTGGGCTAACCTTGGTAATGCCATAGCTAACAATGACTATGCAGGCATGGCTGCTGCGGCCAGTGTATTAACTGGTAGTAGTGATTTAAAAGTAGCTGCCTCGGCACTTAACTTTAAGAATGCTTTAGATTTGTTCGAAAGAACAGGCAATATGTCTGCTCTAGTTTCTGCTGGTACAAACTTTGGTAATACGATCAAAGGTCTTGGTACTCCAACTACAAGTGTTTCACCAACAGTAGTAGCTGATGGCTCAGACATTGTGGTTGGTATTGATGCTGATGGTAAAACTATTACACTTGACAAGATTGATTCATTATTTACAACAGCATATGAATCTTCTCCAATTTACGCATCATTAAATAGTGGTGTGTATACAGATGCTGGCACAGGTAAACCTACTGTTGTTGAGATTGAAAATACAGCAGAAGAAGGTCAACCCGGTTTTGGGTGGAGATACTTTTCTGATGGTACTGTTATATCTCCAACAGGAACATACTATCAAGATAATGAAGTTGTAACATTATCTGAACAAGATAAAGTTACATATTTGGCTAGTGCTGCGGCTACCTCTGCTGCTGCTTTATTAGTTCAAAGTCCACAACTTGTTAAAACATTATCAGGTAAAGTTTCTTCTACTGATTTACCCGGAGTATTAGATACATTAAAGAACTGGTGGGCAATTAATCCAGCATCACAATATACTAATGCAAATCAAGTAGATACTGACGCATTTAGAAGTTATTTAAAAGCACAAGGAATATCTGAATCTAATATTGATTATGTTATAGATGCTTCTAAAGTTGCTGTTAATGAGTTAATTAGTAAAACTAATGTAGATGTAGATACTTCTACAGTAAAAGCTACAGATATTCTTAATACTATTGGTACTAAAGTTGCAGCTACAGAAGCTGATGCAACTATTAGTGCATCTAATATTGTTAAAGCTCTTAGTGCAGATTCTTTAGCTTTATCTAACGATGCTCAAGTAAAAGCAAAAGCGTATCTTTTAGAACTAGCTCAACGTAGCGGACAAGGCGGATATGTTGATGTTAGTTTTATCAATAGTCTTACAAACGCTATTACAAAGACTGCTAGTTCTGGATCAAATAACCCTGTAGATATTGTCAATAATCTACTTACCGATGCTGATTTTTCAAAGTTATCAACTTTTACTCGTGGTGGTATAGATGATATTTTAGGTATCGTTACATCACCTTGGGCTTTATCTGGCGGTAATGCGGTATTTAATCGTGAGCTAAGCGCCGCTATTCTTTCTGATCCTACTAATCAAAACTGGCAAGAAGCATTTAAGAAAGCCAATGGTTATGATTGGACTGAATCAGATGCTGGCCAAGCGTGGACTAATTTTCAATCACTTGATACCGGAAGTGGATCTGGTGGTGTAGGTAAAGTTAATTCAATTTTAGATTCAAAAGGAAATGTTTTATACAGTACCCCTGTAACTTTTGATACTAGACCGGGTGCAAATGAAGAAACTTATGGTGCGTTCTATAATCCAGCTACTGGAGAAACTAGATATTCTTTAACAATTGCTGGTAGTTCTGCCCCAATACCTGACTTTAATTCATTAAGTACTGTTAAACCATACTTAAATGAGAATGGTGAGTTAACTCAAGAAGTTAAAACAGTTCAAGCATCTCCAGTAATTGAAAGTGGTAGAACAATATTGTTTTATGACGAGGATGGTTATCCTGTTTATAAAGATGACTTGGATAAAATTACTACTTTAGATCCAGCGGTAACCGTTAGACCAGTAGTAACTGTTGAACCAGAAGTAACTCCAGAAGTAACAGTTAGACCAGTAGTAACCCCAGTAGTAACAGTTAGACCAGTGGTTACTGTTGAGCCAGTGGTAACTCCAGAAGTAACACCAGATGTAACCCCCACTGTAACTCCAGCAATTACTCCAGCAGTAACCCCGGCGGTAACTCCTGCTGTTACCCCGGCAGTTACACCTGCTGTAACTCCAGAAGTTACTCCAGCAGTAACCCCGGTAGTTACACCTGTAGTTACTCCAGTTGTAACACCAGCAGTAACACCTGCCGTTACGCCAGAAGTTACACCTGCCGTGACTCCCGCTATAACACCCGCAGTTACACCTGCTGTCACCCCGGCAGTTACGCCCGCAGTAACTCCTGCTGTGACACCCGCAGTAACCCCAGCAGTTACGCCTGCGGTAACTCCAGCGGTAACTCCCGCCGTTACACCTGCTGTGACTCCTGCGGTTACACCGGCGGTAACTCCTGCCGTGACTCCTGTAGTGACTCCTGTGGTAACACCTGTGGTAACTCCAGTAGTTACACCTGTGGTCACACCCGTAGTTACTCCTGTGGTAACTCCTGTCGTTACACCTGTTGTAACTCCGGTGGTGACTCCTGTGGTGACTCCAGTAGTTACACCTGTGGTTACACCTAAAATTACACCAGTTATTACGCCAATAGTATCTGTTACCCCATCTATTACGCCTGTGGTATCCATTACCCCAATTATTACACCTAGCGTATCTATCACTCCAAGTATCACTCCAATTGTTACCCCTACTGTAACTCCAACTGTTACACCTACTGTAACTCCAACAGTCACGCCAACTGTAAAGGTGTCCGTAAAAATAAGTGTTACACCGGACATTCCACCGACGTTCACAATGCCTCAAGCACAGAACATTGCTGCTGCTTTTGGACTTCCTCAACTGGCAAATGTCTTCTACTACGGCAAAGAGTTTGGGTCTAAGAAACAAAAACTTACCAAAAAGGGTGAGTTAGAAGATGAAGACTACCGTCCTCTCAGTGTGACCAAAGCGGGAGCAGAAGGTGAAATGCTAGAAGACATTGCCGAAGAGAAGAAAAACAAGGAAAATAACACCAATGACGCATTAGATTTGATCCTTGGGGAATCTAGTGATTCAATGTCGTTAGACGACTTAATTAATATTGTGAAGGGTGGCTAA